CAGCAAGGGAGGTGGGAACTGGAATGGGCCGAGAGGCGATGATCCGGGCGGACATGGAGTCCGTCGGAATTTACAGCCCGATTTTTGACGGCACGATCAGACAGCTGGCCAAGACGGAGCGGGAACTGTCACGGGCGGAAAAAACATGGCGGGCCAACGGCGGCCAGATGGTGGCGGAGCTGGTCAACAAAACCGGAGCGGTCTACACCGCCAAGGATCCCCACTACGCGGTGGTGGACCAGCTGCGCAAGGATGTTCTGGCTCTGCGGACCCAGCTGGGCCTGACGCCGGCCAGCCTGCGCAAGGCTCAGGCGCGGAAAGAAGCGGAGATGGCCGGGAGCCGGAGCAGGCTGGAAGAACTGCTGGAGGAGGCCCATGACTACGCCGTGGATCACGCCTCTGATTATCAGGCTGAGGTGGACGCCTATGTGGAGGGCTGTGTCTCTGGAGTGCTGTGCGTATGTTCGGAGATCCGGCAGGCCTGTGAGCGGTATCTGAGGGACCTGGATAATCCAAAATGGGAGTTCCGAGCGGATCCGGCCAACGAGATCCTGGCAATCATCGAGACTACGATCTGCCATCAGCAGGGAGAGTTCTTGGACGCTACACCCCTCCGTGGGACGCCCTTCCTTCTCCTACCGTATCACAAGTTTATTGTGTACAACATCATGGGCTTTTACCTAGCCGGAAGTCAGGAGCGCCGCTTTAAAGAAGCGCTGGACTTTATTCCCCGTAAAAATATTAAAACCACTTTTGCGGCGGCACTGGCCTGGGCGATGGGGCTGTATGAGAGCCGGTCTGGCTCCAAGGTCTATGAGGTGGGCGGAGCGCTCAAGCAGGCGCTGGAGGGCGTTGACTTTTTACGTTATAACCTGAAACGCCTCAAGGTGACGGTGGAGGATGACCCGGAAAATGGACTCCGGATCATCAATAACAACATGGAGCGCTCTATAACCGGCGACGTGGGCGAGGACGGGTTCCTGTCCATCAACG